CATGAAAGATTTAACAGGTATGTTACTTAAAGCTCAAAAAGAATTAAAATCAGATCAGTGGGAGATCATTGAGTTCCCAGCTATCTTACCATCTAATAATCCTGTCTGGCCAGAATATTGGAAATTAGAAGAATTAGAAGGTGTTAAGGCTTCACTATCAGTTGGAAAGTGGAACGCGCAATGGATGCAGAATCCTACTTCAGAAGAAGGAAGTATCATTAAACGTGAATGGTGGAACGTGTGGGAGCATGATTATGTACCGCCTTTACAACACGTCATACAATCCTACGATACGGCTTTTTTAAAGAAAGAATCAGCAGACTATTCAGCTATTACGACTTGGGGTGTCTTTTATCCGACTAATGACTCACCTGCTAACTTGATATTGTTAGATGCGGTCAAGGAAAGGTTAGAGTTTCCAGAGTTAAGACGTAAGGCATTAGAGCAATATCAGTATTGGAAACCTGAGACAGTTGTGATAGAATCTAAAGCTTCAGGCTTGCCTTTAACGTATGAATTGCGTAAGATGGGTATTCCAGTCGTGAATTTCACTCCTTCTAAAGGAAATGATAAACACGCTCGGGTTAATGCAGTAGCACCCATTTTTGAATCGGGACAAGTTTGGGCACCTGAAGAAAAGTTTGCAGAAGAGGTAATTGAGGAATGCGCGGCGTTTCCATATGGAGATCATGATGACTTGGTCGACTCAATGACTCAAGCTGTTATGAGATTTAGACAGGGAGGATTTGTATCTCACCCTGAAGATTATGTAGACGAGCCTCTTCCACAACAGGAGATTAAATACTATTAATGATTTCAAAATACGCACAACTTGTTGAGATGTTAACTCGTAACTTTATTAAAGCTATGAGAAGACAACCTAATAATTTAGAAAATTTAAAAATCAAACAACAAGCTGCAGAAACAATCAGACAAGAACAAAAAATAATTCCATTTAAATACAAAAAAACTTTTGGTGATGAGATAAAAGAAATGGAACAAAAAGGGGTGGGTAGTTTATTTAAAAAGACTGCAGAGACAGAAGATGAAATTTTAGCAAGACTTAATAAACAAAACAAAGACACAATTGAAAAAATAAAAAGTAGAAAACAAAAAACAGCAGAAGAAATAATAGACGAAGGTGACTTTGATCCATCAGGTTTTGCAGTCGGTGGTTTTGTTGCAAGAGGAGCTTTAAGATTAATCAAAGAGCTTTCAAAAATTAAAAATAAATCAAAAACACTTACAGATGATCAAATTAGAGATTTAGAAGTAGAACTAGGAGACACTGAAGGTTGGTTAAGTGAGGGTACTGTTAAAGAAGCATTAGAAGCAGTTAAAAGAAGAAAAGATGAACTAGAATATTATTATGGTCAGTATAGAACGGGAAAACTAGATCCTCAACCAGGTGAGATTAATAGATCAAGATTAGATTTCTTAAAAAGAAGAGCTGAAGATGCAGAAATGTCTGGAGACAGTAGATTGATTAGTAGAGATGAACTAGATGAATTAGATTCATTAGAAAAAAGATTTGAGTATTTAGATCTAGAAGATAAAGCACAAAATATTTCTAGAAAAATGACTAACGAAGAAATACAAAAATTAAAAGAAATCAATGATAGTGGTTATGTAGATTTCCAAAAAGAAATGGATAGAATTACAAGAACTAAAAAAGCAGGAGGTGGTATTGCAAGTATCATTGGTTCTGATTTAGATGATGATGAAGAAAATCTGGCTGCAGGTTTTAATCCTTTCAGAGCCGTATCTAGTTTGGCTACTCCAAAAAATATTGGTAGACTTGGAGCATTTATTTTTAGTGGAGGATTAAGTGGTGGGGCAGAAGCAGCAGCGGCCGCTGCAAAAATAGCTGCTAAAGAAAAAGCTGCACAAATAGCAGCAGATAAAATTGCTCAACAAGCAGCACAAAGAATGACTCAACAAACAGCACAACGTAATGAATATTTAGGAGAAGGTGGCTATCAATCTTCATGGGGCGGTGTATCTGATTTTATGAGTGGTTCTGGAACATCAGCCGACATGGGTTCATTTAAAAAAGGTGGCAGTGTTAAAAAATCTATTAGACAAAGAATCATTAATTTAGTTGGTGGACCATCGGCAGCAGCAGCTGAATTAGGTTTAGAAGGAATTATTCAACTATATGATTTATTAGGTATGCCTCTATTTGCAAAAGGAGGACTTGCAAAAAATAAATTAACTGATACAGTGCCTCCTGAGAAGGGCCCAGACTCACAAGGTGTTGAAAGCCTATTTAGGAAAAAATAATGGCAGAAATAGATAAATCATTACCCAACCAACCAGAAGATATTAAGTTAGAAGATATTAATGAAGTTGAAACAGTTTCTGAAGAAGAAACTCCATCAACAGATGAAGTCGAAGTAATTACAACCGAAGATGGTGGAGCAGAAGTATCTTTTGACCCAAGTGCCATTGAACCACAATCAACATCTCACTTTCAAAATTTAGCTGAAGTATTAGATGATGAAACATTAGATCCATTAGGTTCTAAATTAACTTCTGATTATATGGACTACCGATCTTCAAGAAAAGATTGGGAGGACACTTATAGAAATGGTTTAGATCTTTTAGGATTCAAATACGAAAGAAGAACGGAACCATTTAGAGGTGCAAGTGGTGTAACACATCCTGTTTTATCTGAAGCTGTTACTCAATTTCAAGCACAAGCTTATAAAGAATTATTACCTGCAGACGGTCCTGTTAGAACACAAATTTTAGGATTAGAAACTCCTGCTAAACAAGACCAAGCAAATAGAGTCAAAGATTTTATGAATTATCAAATCATGGATCAGATGAAAGAATATGAACCAGAGTTTGACCAAATGCTATTCTATCTCCCTTTGAGCGGGTCAACTTTTAAAAAAGTTTACTATGATGAACTTTTGGGTAGGGCGGTTTCAAAATTCATACCTGCTGATGATTTGGTAGTTCCCTACTCAGCAACAAATTTAGATGATGCAGAAGCCGTTGTGCATATCATCAAGATGTCTGAAAATGATTTAAGAAAACAACAAGTAGGTGGTTTCTATAGAGACATCACATTAAATCCACCACAAATGTCTAGCGATGAGATTACAAAAAAAGAACAAGAGCTAGAAGGAATCAAACAAAATAAACAAGATGATATTTATACATTATTAGAATGTCATATAAATTTAGATTTAGAAGGTTTTGAAGATTTAGATTCAGAAGGTATGCCAACAGGAATTAAACTTCCGTACGTGGTAACAGTTGAAGAGTCATCTAGAAAAGTTTTATCTATTAGAAGAAATTATGCAGAGAATGATATTAAGAAAAACAAAACAAATTATTTTGTGCATTTCAAATTTTTACCAGGTTTAGGTTTTTATGGTTTTGGATTAATTCACATGATTGGTGGATTATCAAGAACGGCTACTTCTGCATTAAGACAATTGTTAGATGCAGGAACTTTAGCAAATTTACCAGCCGGATTTAAATCTAGAGGTATTAGAGTTAGAGATGATGCTCAACCATTACAACCTGGAGAGTTTAGAGACGTAGACGCACCTGGTGGTAATATTAGAGATCAGTTTATGACTTTACCTTTCAAAGAACCAAGCGCGGTCCTTTTACAATTGTTAGGTGTAGTTGTGGGTGCTGGTCAACGGTTCGCGGCTATAGCTGATGCACAAGTTGGCGACATGAATCAACAAGCGGCTGTTGGAACAACAGTAGCACTTCTTGAAAGAGGTTCAAGAGTTATGTCCGCTGTACACAAAAGATTGTATGTGGGTCTTAAACAAGAATTTAAATTATTAGCACAAGTATTTAAAACGTACTTACCAAAAGAATATCCTTATGATGTGGTGGGTGGTCAAAGACAAATTAAACTAACAGACTTTGATGACAGAGTTGATATTCTACCTATAGCTGATCCAAACATATTTTCTCAAACACAAAGAATTTCTTTAGCTCAAACACAATTGCAACTTGCTCAATCAAATCCTCAAATACATAACCTGTACCAAGCGTACAGGTCGATGTATGAAGCAGTAGGTGTAAAAAACATAAATGCTATTTTACCACCACCACAACAACCGATGCCTAAAGATCCATCTTTAGAACACATTGATGCTTTAGGAGCTAGACCTTTCCAAGCATTTCCAGGTCAAGATCACAGAGCACATATTGAAGCTCACTTAAACTTCATGCAACTTAATATGGTAAGAAATGCTCCAATGGTTATGGGTGCTATACAGAAAAATATTTTAGAACACATATCTATTATGGCCCAAGAACAAGTTCAGTTAGAGTTTGTTAGAGAGTTTGGTCAACTACAAGTATTACAACCACAAGCACAAGCTAACCCAGCAGTTGCACAAGTCATTCAACAAATCACACAAAAGATTGAATCAAGAAAAGCACAGTTGATTGCTGAAATGACACAAGAATTTGCGATGGATGAAAACAAAATAACATCACAAATGGATGGAGACCCATTATTAAAACTAAAATCAAGAGAAGTTGATCTACGTGCAATGGAAAATGAACGTAAAAAAGTCAATGATGAGGAAAGAATCAATCTTGATAAGATGAAAGCAATGATGAACCAATCTAATCAAGAAGAAAAACTTGAACAAAACGAAGATTTGGCTAAACTACGAGCAGGAGTAAGTCTTGCAAAGATGGGAATTAACCAAGCAAAGATATTTACAAATGATTAATAGGAGTAGTATGAGAAAACAGTTGAGTGGTGGACAGAAAAAAGTTAAAAAAGTAATGAAAGAGTTCAAAAGAGGTGAGTTGAACATTGGAAAATCACCAAAAAAAGTGAAATCCAGAAAACAAGCAATAGCAATTGCGCTTTCTGAAGCGGGATTGTCTAAAAATAGGAAAAAAAGATGAAAAAAACTGCAGTAACAAAATATAAAACTGGCGGAAAACCTGTTGAGATGTCAAAACCTAATGAATCTCAAAAACAAAAGGTTAGAGGTCAGAAAAAAATGTTAAAAGAGAAGCAAAGAACAGCAACTTGGTACTAATTTTATGCTTCCATGGGGATTATTAGGCCAAGGTTTAAAAGCCGGGCTTGAAATTTACAAAAATAAGAAGGCAGCTGACGTTGCAATGTCAGAAGCTAAACTCCTGCACATAGAAAAAATGAAGCGGGGGGAAATCGAGTATACTGGCAAGATTGCAGACAACCAGAAAAACGACTGGAAGGACGAATTTGTGCTTTTGACGATCTCAAGTCCTCTGTTTTTGCTTGCATATTCTGTTTTTGCAGAAGATGATAAGATGCAAGCCAAAATTGACTTGTATTTTCAAAAATTACAAGAGATGCCCTGGTGGATAGTTGGATTATGGGTAACAGTAGTTACAGCTATATATGGACTTAAGGCTACTGATGTGATAAATATGAACAAAACTAAATAAGGAAAAAACTATGGCTAATCCAA